TACTGTCGCAAACGAGTATGCAACCGATTTTGATTCTGCAACAAAAGTTCTTTATGTAACTGTTGCATCTTCCACTTCAGACCATCCTTATCACGGTACAGGTTCTAGTAACAAGTATAAAATCAATGGTGTATTTTCACCGTATCTTCATTTAATTCCAAAGAACACATACAAGTTTGACCAGAGTGACTCTTCCAATTCTGGACACCCTTTACTGTTCTATCTAGATGCCGCTAAAGCAACTGCATTTACAACAGGCGTAACGACAAGTGGAACGCCTGGCAATGCTGGTGCTTATACACAAATCATTGTCTCAGATACGACACCTTCTGTCTTACACTATCAATGTTCTGCACATGGAAACATGGGTTGGGCTGCATTTACAAACACAAGAAACCTTACAAATTTTGATACGGATGACCTTTCAGAAGGTTCATCTAATCTATACCACACAACTGCAAGAGTAAACTCTGCGATTGATAGTAGAGTAAATGCAACATTTGTTAATAATCTAACAATCGTTGCTGACACTGCAACTGCACTCGCAAATGCAAGAAATATTGGTGGAGTATCATTTGATGGTACTGCTGATATAAACTTGCCTGGCGTAAATGCATCTGGTAATCAAGACACTTCTGGTAATGCAGCTACTGCTACAACACTTGCAACTTCAAGAAACATTCATGGTGTTGCATTTAATGGTTCTGCTGATATTGACTTATCTGAAGTTATTCAAGATACAGTCGGTGCAATGTTTAGTAGTAATACCGAAACAAATATTACTGCAACATATCAAGATAGTGATGGAACGATAGACCTTGTTGTTGCTGCAACTGGTATTGCAAGTGTAGCCGCAGATTCAACTCCTCAACTTGGAGGCGATTTGGATGTTAATGGTAACTCAATTATATCTGCATCAAATGGTAATATTGCAATCACACCAAATGGTTCTGGTAAAGTAATTCTTGATGGACTTTCTCATCCTGTCGCAGACGGTAATGCTGGACAAGTTTTGAAAACAGATGGTTCTGGAAACCTTGGATTTGCATCTGTTAGTTCACTTGCTGGTGCTGGTATTCAGAATGTATCTGATGATAGTTCTCCACAACTTGGAGGCAATCTAGATGTAGTAACTCATAGTATTGTATCTGCATCTAACAGAGACATTAATATAATACCGAATGGTTCTGGTAAAGTTGTTGTGGGAACAAATGGTATTGAATTTGGAGATGGAAGTATTCAGACTGCTGCTGGTGCATCACAAGGATTCGCAATTGCTATGGGTGTCGCACTTGGGTGACATAAATAGATAATAAAGGGAAAAGATAAATGGCAAATCCAAATTCAAGAGCAAACTTAAAAGAGTATTGTCTTAGAACTCTTGGTAAGCCTGTGATTGAAATCAATGTTGATGATGACCAAGTTGATGATAGAATTGACGAGGCATTACAATACTTCGCACAATATCATTACGATGGTGTTGAAAGAATGTACTTGAAACATCAGATTACACAGGCAGAAATCGACAGAGCTGCGACTAATACAACTACGACTGCAACAGATAAAGCAGACAATTCAATCACTGCAAACTGGTTGGAAGGTAAGGGATTTATCCCTGTACCAGATAGTGTCTTGTCTGTTGTCAAGATATTTGACTTCACTGACAAAGCGAATCTAAATCTATTTGATGTTCGTTATCAGTTAAGATTAAATGACCTATACGATTTCTCAAGTACTTCTATATTGCATTATCAAATGACTATGCAACACTTAGATTTCCTTGACCATATTCTTGTTGGTGAAAAACCAATTCGTTTTAATCAACATATGAATAGACTATACATTGAAATGGATTGGGGTAATGACGTAACTGCTGGTGAATTTATCATCATTGAATGTTACAGAAAGTTAGACCCTACTACATACACAGATGTTTTCAATGACATCTATTTAAAAAGATATACAACCGCACTGATTAAAAGACAATGGGGTGCAAACCTTTCTAAGTTTGAAGGTGTACAGATGTTAGGTGGTGTGACATTAAATGGTGCAAAACTTTTTGAGGAAGCAAACGCTGATATAGAAAAATTAGAAGAACAAATACAGCTCGCATATGAGTTACCACCAAACTATATGATAGGATAATTTGATGCCAACAAACGTGTATTTTGACACAGGTACGAAACCAGAACAACATCTCTATGAAGATTTGATGATAGAGCAGTTGAAGATTTATGGTCAAGACGTATACTACATTCCAAGGACTCTTATCAAAGAGGACAATCTCTTGGGTGAAGACGTATTGTCTAAATTTGGTGACGCATACCAAATCGAAATGTACTTTGAAAACGTAGAAGGATATGAGGGTGAAAAAGAAATCATGTCCAAGTTTGGTTTACAAATGCAAGATGATGCTACATTTGTTGTTGCAAAAAGAAGATTTGAACAGTTAGTATCTGGCGATTCAAACTTGATAGTAAAGACTAGACCGAATGAGGGTGACCTTGTTTACTTCCCTAAAGTAAATAAGATGTTTGAAATATCATTCGTTGACCACGATGACCCATTCTATCAAGTACACAATATACCAGCATACAAACTAAAAGTCAAGACCTTTGAATATAGTTCAGAGGATATTGATACAGGGATTGCAGAAATTGATGCAATCGAAACAGATAATTCACTGGACGCTGGACTATACCAGTTGTCTATGGAAGATGGTACTGGTGCAATCCTGTCTGAAACAGGACACTATATAGTATTAGAAACTTATAAAGTGGACACTATTGATGAGAACGCAATGAATGATTTCTTTGATACAGCGGATGATTCCGTTCTTGACTTTACAGAGTCTAATCCGTTTGGTGATATAGGAAGAGTAGGATAATATGTTAGGACAACAATTTTACCATGAAACAATGCGAAAAGTCGTTGTTGCATTTGGAACGATGTTTAATGATATCAACCTTGTTCGCACGAACAATGCTGGTGAAGTAATACAAACAATGAAAGTTCCTCTTGCATATGGGCCAAAACAAAAATGGTTAGCAAGACTTCAAGAAGACCCCAACATAACAAAGAAAGTTGCGGTTACTTTGCCTCGCCTTGGTTTTGAGATTCAAACTATTTCTTATGATTCTACTCGTAAACTAAATTCTATTCAAAAATTAAAGAAGGTAAATTCGTCTGCACAAGGTAAGACAATGAGTCAACAGTTTATGCCTGTTCCATATAACATGGACTTTCAAATGGCTGTTATGGCAAAGAACTCTGACGATGCATTGCAAATTGTAGAACAAATTCTTCCATTCTTTCAACCAGACTACACAGTTACACTAAATGATAATACTGCAATGGGTACAACTAGAGATGTTCCTATTGTCTTGACAAATGTTGGTTATGAAGATAATTATGAAGCAGATTTGATTACAAGACGAGCAATCATCTATACATTAGATTTCACTGCTAAATTTTATCTGTACGGCCCTGTCACTGACCAGAAGGTTATTAAGACTGTACAGGTTGACCAATATACAGACTCAAAAGTTAATGCACCTAAGAGAGAACAAAGATATTCTGTCGCACCTAATCCTGCCTCTGCCGATGCAGATGATGATTTTGGATTTAACGAAACAACATCATTCTTTGAAGACGCAAAGAATTACGATGAAACGACAGGTACAGACACAGATGATGCATAAATACTATAAAGGATTAAAGAAATGGCAATTAGACAAGTAACATCAAGAACCATTAAAGATGGTGAAATCGTACAAGCAGATTTTGATTCGTCTGTTTCGTTTGGTGCTGGTTTCTTTCAAGGAGAGAACGGTTCAACTGGTGACACTTCTTCTGGTAAGGGTGATATCTTTCGTGTAAACGAATCAACTCTAAACACAAGTGTTACTATCGCATCTGGTGATAATGCATCATGTGCTGGGCCTTTGACTGTATCCACATCTGGAACTGTTAACTTGACTGTTAACGGTAACTTAACGATTGTATAGGGGATAGAGAATGGGTTCAACATTAACAGTAGATAATATCGTAGGTGCAACCACAGCTGCAAATGTTAAGATGCCTAATGGACATATAGTTGGTTGGAAAACAGCAGCTGCCGCTAATAGTACACAAATTAATAATAGTACTTATGCTGATATAACTAACATGACATTAAATTATGCGTGTAAATATTCTACTAGTATTGTTTATATTATTGTTCATGTTCATGTGTTTATACCCCAACAAGCAACTACATGGCAATCAGCAGGAATAAAAATTTTAAGAGGAAGTAGTGTTTTATACACAGATGTTGGTTACGGAGCAGGACACTATACAGATAGTGCAAACGATAGGTTTATGCACAATATCGCAGTACAAGCTGCAACTTCGCCTAGCAATACAAGTAGTCAAACTTATAAAGTTCAAGGTGCAAAGTTACAAGGTTCTTCTTACGCAGATTTTAATAACGCTAGTTATAGTGGTGGTGGAAGAATAACAGTTATGGAGATTGCACAATGAGTAATTTATTCGTAAATAATCTAAACACTGCAAGTGGTTCAACGATTACAATTCCTACTGGTAAACAAGTTATTGTAACGGATGAAGGTGGACTAAGAGTGCCAGGCACAGTTTTACAAGTGGTAAATGCAGAAAAATTAGATACAGCTACAACCAATTCAGCTATGCCAAGTTGGGTAGATACTGGTTTATCTTGTACTATTACACCAAAATCTAATACTTCAAAAATTATAGTCACCGTAGATTATGCTGGTGGAGTTAGTACAGGCGCATTTAATTACATGAGAGTAGTTCGTAATGTTGGCGGTGGTTCATATTCTATGATTTCAGAAGCAGCTACGCCTGGCAATAGAAATGCTATTCATGGAATGGTTTATGATTCTGACAATCAAGGACAAGTTTGTCTGCAAACATTTAATCATTTAGACAGTCCTGCTACAACTAGTGCAGTAACCTATAAAATTCAATTTTCTAATGGTCAAGGTGGATATATCTATATAGGTCAAAGTAATCGTGATACAGACCTTGCTTATGCTGACCCTAGAGCTTCGTCAAGAATAGTTTTACAAGAAATCGCACAGTAAGGAATAGGATATGGCATCAACATTAAAAGTAAACACAATACAACATACTGGTGGTACAACTGGAATTACTTTGAACAGTAACGGTATTATTTATCCTAAAGTGCCATGCTTTAGAGCAGATAAAACTGTAGCAATAGATTGGACTGGTGGTGGTGGTACTGGTAATCTTGTAACATTTAATCATACAGATGGTTCTGGTGGTTCTGGTGACAATAGTTTTAATATTGGTTTTAACTTATCCACTATAGGAACAACAGGCAAAGTTAGTCCGCCTGTTGATGGTATTTACTCTATAAAAGCAGCTTTTCTTATAAACAGTAATAATGCCTCTGGTGGTACTGCTTATGTTTCAATAAATAAAAACGCAACAGGCACAAGTAATGGTGCATTACTTCTGATAAACCACTATGAGCAATTTGCAGCTAATAATTATTATATGGTGGAAGTACAGGCCACAGCAAAACTTACAACCTCAGATTATTTTGGAATTGGTAAGAATGATGTTTTGAAATATTGGGGTAATGGTGGTCATGCTGACTACGGTTACAATTTTGTTGAGTGCCAATTAATTAGTACATTATAGAATAAATAACTATATAAATATAGAAAAGAATTAATTAGGAGAATATAAAATGGCAACAGTCGCAGAAGCATTACAAGAACTCTCCATCACAGAGTGGGTACTTCGTGGAGAACCTACAAAGGAAGAAGAGTTCAAAGAAATGTTCAGAAAAGTAACTGGAGCAGACGAAAACGGTTCTGCAATCGAATCTGAAGACACTTCAAAGTGGGGTGTAACTTGGAAACAAGTATCAGACAAGATGACAGCAATTGATGCAGCTGCACCTTTAAAGCAACTTCGTGTAGAACGAAATGCAAAACTTGCTGAAACAGATTTC